CGGAAAGGGTGGCCCGGTGATCGCGCTGGAAGCCTTCTGCAACGCGGCCATCGGCCTTGTCGTGTCGTGGACCCTCACTCTGACGGTCCTTGGCTATTCCACCACCCAAAGCGCGGGCATCACGGCGATGTTCTTCTGCGCCAGCTTCGCCCGCTCGTGGGCTATCAGAAAGGCGTTTGCGGCATGGGCATCGTGAGAGAAGAACGCATCGGCGGGCAGCGGCTGATCCTCGGCGACTGCCTGAGCATCATGCCGACGCTGGGGCGGTTTGATGCCGTGGTGACGGACCCGCCGTATGGAGTGAACTACGAAGGCAGTAAGACCAAGCACGGCAGCAACGGCTTTGCATACGCTTCATTTGTTGACACACCAGCGAACATCGAAGTCATCTGCGTCCCCGCCGTCCGTATGGCTGTTGGAATGGCGCGGTCTGCAATTGTCACGCCCGGTAACGCAAACGCTTTCAAGTATGACGAGCCGCGCAGCCTCGGCGTCATTTATTATCCGTCTGGCGCAAATTCCGGCCCGTGGGGGTTCGTGTGTTCGCAGCCGCTTTTTTACTACGGAAAAGACCCATACCTCGCAAAGGCGTTGGGTAGTCGGCCCAACGCCTTTGCGACCACGGAGGCCACGGACAGAACAATACAACACCCATGTCCCAAGCCACTTAAGACCGTTGAGTGGATGGTGGCGCGTGTGTCATTGGCTGGTGAAACCATCCTCGATCCCTTCATGGGCAGCGGCACCACGCTCGTCGCCTGCCAACGTCTAGGACGCCACGGCACCGGGATCGAGATCGACCCGGATTACTTCGCCATCGCCTGTCGCCGCGTGGACGAAGCCGCGCGCCAACCTGATTTGCTGATCCCGGAAACGCGCCCTGCGCCCGTTCAGGAGTCGCTGCTATGATCCGCCGCATTCTCAGCTTCTTCACCCGCCGCCCGGACCCGCGTGACGCGGTGTTCGCCCGGCGGGCACAGCGCGTCAGCAACCGGAAGCGCGAAGTCGCGGCGCGGTTTGAACGCGTCCACGCGATCCTCGCACGAGGGCCAAAACCGTAACCAGAAGGCGAGTCAAACGAGTTTCGCAGGAGACAGACATGGACGGATCGAACATGGAAGCGGTGACGGCGGCAGAGCTTCGCGCCTTCATCGAACGGATCGAGCAACTGCGGGCCGAACAGGCTGAGGTGAAGGACCAGGAGAAGGAAGTTTTCTCCGAAATGAAGGGCCGGGGCTACATGCCCCGCCCCGTGCGCACGATCCTGAAGCAGCGCGCCATGCGCCCCGACGCGCTGGCCGAAGAGCAGGCTGTGCTGGAACTCTACAAGGCCGCGCTGGGGATGGCATGAGCAAGTATCAGGCCCAACCGGCTGTCATTGATGGCGTCCGCTTCGCCAGCAAGCGGGAGGCCCGGAGGTGGGCCGAGCTTCTGCTGCTTCAGAGCGCCGGAGAGATAACCGACCTGCGCAGGCAGGTGAAGATCGGCATGGAAGGTAGAGACGGCCCGATACGCACCCCCACGGGCCGCAAGGCCGCTTACGTCGCCGACTTCACCTATGTCGACGCCCGCAACGGCTGCCTCGTGATCGAGGACGCCAAGGGCTTCCCCACCCCGGAATACAAGCTCAAGCGCGCCATTCTGGCCGCGATGGGCCTCACCATCAAGGAGGTATGAATGAACCGCGTCACACTCTTGGGCCGTCTCGGCAAAGACCCTGAAATCCGTTCAACGCAATCCGGGGAGAAGGTCGCCAGCTTCTCGGTCGCCACGTCCGAACAGTGGAAGGACAAGGCCACGGGCGAGAAGAAAGAGCGCACCGAATGGCATACCATCGTTGTCTGGGGCGCGCTGGCCGGGACTGTCGAACGGTATCTCCAGAAGGGCAACCGCGTCTATCTGGAAGGCGCGCAGCGCACCCGCAAATGGCAGGACCAGAGCGGCGCTGACCGCTGGTCCACCGAAGTCGTGCTGTCGGGCTTCAATTGCACCCTGCAGATCATCGACTGGCCGGAGGGTTCGGGGGGCGCGGCGAAGGGCCAGGACGACGCCTATGGCGACCTGCCGCCATCGCGCCCCGACCCGATGGACGACGAGATTCCGTTTTAAGGCGGAACGATGAGACACCTCAGCATAGCAGAACGTCTGGGAATGGCCGAAGCGCGCGGTGCGCGGCTGGAATCCCGCATTCTCAAGCAGGAGGCCGTCATTGACGCCTTGCGGGCGCAGGTCGCCCGGTTGGACGCTGCTATGAGGGGGCTTCTTCGCCCCGCGCCCGCGCCGAATCCAGTCGAGATCGAGGACAACCCCGCAATTCTATGCGCAGCCTTGTCTGCGGCGCGCATGTCCGACATCGCGGCCCGCGTGGCACTTCTGCACGAGATCACCGTCGCGGAACTTCGCGGCACAAGCCGACAGGTGAGATATGCGCACCCCCGGCAGGAAGCCATGCTGATCATGCATGAGGCGGGCTATTCCATGCCACGAATAGGCCGGTTTTTCCGCCGCGACCACACCACCGTCCTGCACGGGATCAGGGCCGCTAAGGCGAGGGGTGAAGCGTGAGCGACTTCTACCGCATGGACCCCGGCGCGTGGGATTTTGGAACCGCCAGCCTCAGCCTGGAGGAGGAAGCCGCTTATCTGCGGATCGTCAATGCCATTCACAAGCACAAAGGCCCGGTCCCCGATCAGGACAGGGTTTTGGCCGGGCTGTTCCGCGTGTCAACTCGCAAGGCGCGGGCCCTGGTGAAGGCCCTGCAGGACGCAGGGAAGGTCACCATAGAAGACGGCCTGATCTGGAATGACAGGGCGCGTTCGGACTTGGTTCAGCGTGGTTTCGTGTCCATTTCGAGGGCTGAAAGTGGCGCGAAAGGTGGACGAACCAGAGCCGAGAACGCAGCTAAGTCATTGAAAGATAAAGATACCGATCAAGCAATTGCTTCAAGCAGAGAAGAGAAGAGAAGAGAAGAGTTATCAGAAGCTAAAGCTTCTGACGAAAACCCGGACTTCGCGAAGCAACTTTGGGATCGAGGAGTCGCGTTTCTCGAACGCAACGGGACGCCGAACCGACAGGCAAAGGCCATGATCGGCAAGTGGCGCAAGTTTTACCAGGACACCGACATCTTCGACGCCTTCGCAGCCTGCTCAAAGCAGGGGGTTGTGGACCCGATACCTTGGATAGCGGCGCGGCTGAACGGAAGGGACAAAGGCGATGGCAAATCTACCAGAAGTGAAACACGGCTTAGGGCCTTCCTTGCAGGAGCGGCAGTCGCGCCGGGAATGGGTTCTGGGGAGGATTGCGACACTTCTCAGCCACTACTGGCGCGACGATGACCCTTCGGAGTTGACGGAAGCTATTGCCCGCGACTGGGCAGACATTCTGGAGGGGCTGCCGCAGGATGCCATTTCCAAGGCCTGCACGTCCTATCTTCGCAGTGAACCGCGCCGAAAGCCGACTCCGGGGGCGATCTATGCGCTGGCCCGCGACTTCGTTCCGCGCCCCGTGATCGTGGCCAGATCGCCGGAGCCAGATATGCCGCGTGAACGCATGTCGGCTGAACGCGCCGCCGAGATCATGGCCGAAGTCGGCTTCCGCCCGAAGCGCATGGGAGACTCAAATGAAGGACTTTGAGCCGAAGGCCGCCAACCGCATGGCGTTGAGTGCGCAGGAAACGGATATCCTGTTGAACAAGGTGCTGCCAACCGCGCGGCGGTGGGCCAAGGAATACCCAGAAGGCACGCCACTTTGGCGGCACGGAAAGCAAACTCTGGAATATTGGGGGGAAAGCCTGTGACCATCGAACCGTCTCAAGCCCACACCGTATGCATCCGCGCCGTCCTGCCGCCGAAGCCCGCGCCGCGCGTTCTCGCGCCGAATCTCTCCATGGCCGACGAGGCAAAGCTGATCCGCGCCCGCACCCACAGGGCCTGGGGCTTCATCACCCCGGTTGGCTCTCGCGAGAAAGCGAACGAGAACCGCGTTGCCGAAGCAAAGCGCCGCCGCGACGAAATGGCGGATCGCATCGCCGATCTCCTCGGCCAGGGCACGCCCATGACAGCCCCACAAATCCAGGCCCATTTCGCCGTGTCCGACAACCACACCCGCGTTGTCCTCTCCGAAATGGCCAAGGCGGGCCGCGTCACGGGCACCAAGGGGCCAAGGGGCGTCTTCCTGTGGGCAATCAACGAGAGGGCGATATGACAACCTGGGTCGCCTACGTCCCGGCGGGCATGGAATTCGCGCTGGTCGAGGATTGCGAAGTCCTTGGCGTCGAGGCCATCGCCCCGCGCAAGGTCGAAGCCGTCCGCACCGGCAACAAGCGTTGGCCGGAAAAGCGCGTTACGCCATACCTCGGCAACTACGTCTTCGTCACCGCAACCCCCGAGGAGTGGTATTGGTTGCGCGACATCAAGTATCTGCGGTCCCTGATGGGCGTCCCGCCAGCCGAGGAACGCCGCGTCCGCAAGTTCATCGACCTGATTGAAGCGGAGTTCATCGCCAAGGAAGCCGAGATAGACCGGGCCGTCGCAACCATGCGCGACCGGGAGGCGTCCAAAGAGGCCCGCAGAGAGGCCTTGAAGGTAATGCAGTCCTACACCCCCGGCGACTTGCTGGAGGTCATCTGCGGCCCATTCGCGGGCCAGCTCGTCCGCTTCGGCGCAATGGTGGAGCGGGCCGCATCCAAGACGCCAGAGATCGAGGTGGCGCTGGACGGCTTGCAGTGGGGCACCATGCGGGTTGACCCGCTGGCAGTCAGGAAAGCCGTCTGAACCCCAACCGCTTGACCTTCGCGCAACCTGTGGTATCGTTCGCGCCAGAACCCATCCAGGATATCTCCGGTTGGGGCGCAGCCTGCCACCGCCCAAGGGTCGCGGCAGCGCCTTAGCGCAAGCTATTCTCAACACTCACCGCGACAACCCCGCCACGGCGGGCTGCGCTTTTCTGGGGGCGGATATGGCGAAGACAATCAAGCCGGGTTCGCCGAACTCGACGTCAGCAAAGTTCGTGAAGACTCCCTCAAGGCAAAAGGTGCAGACTCCAAAGGAGTTCGGCGCTGCTGTGAAAGCGTCGCGGACGAAAACTGCCCGCGCTGAACTCAGCAACGCATGGAAATCAGCCACGACGAAGTGGAAGTGAGATGATGGCTGACCGGGACGAAGCCGGGCGCTTCCTGCCGGGGCATGATCTAGCCGGGCCGGGGAGGCCGAGCGAATATGATCCGTCGATGAACGAGGCGGCGCGCAAGCTTGCGCTGCTTGGCCTGACGGACAGCGAGATCGCCGCATTCTTCGGTATCACCGAAACCACCATCAACAACTGGAAGAACGAGTTCCCCGCTTTTCTTGCGTCACTCAATGCCGGGAAGACCATTGCTGACGCTGAGGTGGCTGACAGCCTGTATCGCCGCGCAATGGGCGAGGTCGTGTTCACCGAACGCCGCGTGAAGGGCGAGAATGGCGAGTATGAGGTCATCCGCCTTATGCAGAGCGTTCCTAGCGATCCTGGCGCGGCGAAGCTTTGGCTGACAAACCGTCAACCTCGGTTGTGGCGCGACAAGCAGGAAATCGACCTGAAGCAGCCTTTGGACGAGGACGCCCTTGATGCTGCAATTGCCGCAAAACTGGCAGCAATGGCCGAAAAAGGACAAGGCTGAGCTTCTCGGCCTCCTGAGAGCGCGGGAGAGACTGGCGGCGCAAGAAGCGCTGCGCGCCTATCGGCCCTACGCCAAGCAGATCGAGTTTCACAACGCCGCCACCCGCGAGCGCCTGTTCATGGCAGGCAACCAGCTTGGCAAGACGCTGGGCGGTGCGGCGGAAATGGCGATGCACCTGACCGGGGAGTATCCTGACTGGTGGGGCGGTCACAGGTTCAGCAAGCCCATCACGGCTCTGGCGGGTTCGGAAAGCTACGAACTGACGCGCGACGGGGTGCAGCGGCTTCTGATAGGCCCGCCCGCGAATGAGGAAGACTGGGGCACGGGCTACATTCCGGCGCGCTGCATCGCAGCCCGGACGCGGCGGATGGGCGTCAGCAACGCTCTGGATAGCGTGACGATCAAGCACAAGTCCGGCGGGGCATCGACGCTGCTGTTCAAGGCCTACGAGCAAGGCCGGGGCAAGTGGCAGGCAAATACGGTGGACTACGTCTGGTTTGACGAAGAACCACCCGAGGACGTGTATTTCGAGGGCATCACGCGGACCAACGCTACGCGCGGCCTGATCGCCGTCACCTTCACCCCGCTGATGGGAATGTCCTCTGTGGTGGCGAGGTATCTTCTGGAAGACAGCCCAGATCGCAGCGTCACCACGATGACCATCGAGGACGCCGAGCATTACACCCCGGAGGACCGGGCGCGGATCATCGCCAGTTATCCGCCGCACGAGCGTGAGGCGCGGACCAAGGGCATTCCGTCGCTGGGATCGGGCCGCATCTTTCCCGTGGAAGAAGACCTGATCCGCTGCGAGCCGTTCGAGATTCCCAAGCATTGGGTGCAGATCGGCGGTCTGGACTTCGGATGGGATCACCCGACTGCGGCGGCAAACTTGGCCTGGGACCGTGACGCGGACGTGATCTACGTCACCAAGGGCTACCGGCAGCGCGAGGCCACGCCGATCATCCACGCGGCGGCTGTGAAGCCTTGGGGCGACTGGATGCCCTGGGCTTGGCCGCATGACGGCAACAACGATACGGCGGCAGGGACGAACCTTGCCACGCAGTATCGGGCGCAGGGCCTGAACCTGCTGCAAGAGCGGGCCACGTTTGAAGATGGGTCAAACTCGGTCGAGGCCGGTTTGATGGACATGCTGGACCGGATGCAGACGGGCCGGTGGAAGGTGTTTTCGACGGTTGGCGAGTTCTTCGAAGAATTCCGCCTGTATCACCGGAAGGACGGCAAGATCGTGAAAGAACGCGACGACCTCATTTCGGCTTGCAGGTATGCGCTCATGATGAAGCGGTTCGCTATCGTGAAGCCCGTCAAGGTCGCGCCTCGCAAGCGCGGCAACGCATGGGCGGCGTGATGGACTTCGAACAACTTAAATCCAGCG